GAAGTAGAGATTGTGCTGCTACGCACCCTCTGGGTCAAAAGAAATGTGGGAAAGGGCACACCCACCAAAATACCAGAGATCCCGATAAGGGCGCTTCGGAAACGAGGCGCCTTTGTCGTACAATCTAAGAACGAACCACCAAGGATTCAATCCAAGGTGGTTTTTTCATACCCATTTTTCGATGAAAGGAGCAAAAAACAATGGAATTTCTCAAAAGCCTTTTTGAAAAGGGCGCACTGACCTGGGAGCAGTTCCAGCAGGCGGCGAAGGACGCAAAGTTTGAGGTGGTCAACGCTGCCGGCGGCGCTTACGTTCCCAAGGCCGACCTTGACACCAAGGCGCAGGAGCTGACCACGGCGAACAACACCATCAAGGACCTGCGTGCCGCCGCCAAGGCGTGGGACGGCAAGGACCCGAAGAAGCTGGAGGACGACCTCAAGACCCTCCAGACCAAGTACGACACCGACACCGCAAATATTCGTCGTGATGCGGCGATCGACCTGGCGCTGACCCGTGCCCACGCACGCGATCCGCAGCTGACCCGCGCGGCGCTCTCGATGGACGACATCAAGATCGGCGCAGACGGCAAGATCACCGGCCTTGACGCGCAGGTCGAAAGTCTGAAAAAAGACAAGGCGTGGCTGTTCGAGGAGGACGGCGCAGGCCAGTCCGGCAAGCAGGGCGACAAGGGCGGAAACCCGAACGGCGGTCAGGGCGGCGGCTACAATCCGCAGTCCGGCGGCAACCCGAACACGGTAAACGATCTCGGTTCCGCTCTCGCAGAAGTATACAACACCAACGGCTAACAGAAAGAAGGAATGAAAATGCCTATCACTCTCGCACAGGCAAAGGTCGGCATGGCAAACCATGTGGACCAGCAGGTTATTGATCAGTTCCGCCGCGGCTCCATGCTGCTGGAGGCACTGACCTTTGACAACTCGGTATCTCCGGGCACCGGCGGCTCTACGCTGACCTATGGCTACACTCAGCTCAAGACCCCGGCAGGCGCGGACTTCCGTGACATCAACACCGACTACACCGAAACCGTAGCCGACCGCGAAACCAAGTCGGTTGACCTCAAGATCTTCGGCGGTACGTTCAAGATCGACCGTGTTCTGGCGAATACCGCGAACGGCCAGATCAACGAGGTTCAGTTCCAGCTCGAGGAGCACATCAAGGCGACCACCAACCTGTTCCACTACACCGCCATCAACGGCGACAAGGGCACCAAGGGCTTTGACGGTCTGGACACGCTGCTTGTCGGCACTTCCACCGAGATCAACGCCGATGCATCCAAGGCGATCGACCTGTCCACCTCGGCGGCGATCGACACCAACTACAAGACCGTGCTCGATATGCTCGACGAGTTCCTGTCCGAACTGGACGGCGTGCCGACCATGCTCATCGGCAATGCGGCGCTGCTGACCAAGATCCGCTCCTGCGCCCGCCGTGCCGGTTATCTGACCCACTCCGAGGACGCTTTCGGTCGTCAGATGAGCGGTTACAACGGCATTCCGTTCATGGATATGCAGTATTACTACGACACCGCCGAGAAGAAGGAAAAGCCGGTCGTGCCGATCACGTCGCGCGAGTACGGCGCATCCTCGTCCAAGACCACCGTTACCGGTCTGACCGACCTGTACGCTGTCCGTCTGGGTCTGGACGGTTTCCACGCCGTATCTCCGATGGGCGGCAAGGTGATCTCCACCACGCTGCCGGATTTCTCTACCGCAGGCCCGGTCAAGGCCGGTGATGTCGAGATGGTAGCGGCAACCGTGCTCAAGAAGTCCCGCGCTGCCGGCGTGCTGCGCAACTTCAAGGTAAAGTGAGGGAAGCGCTATGTACAAGATCAAGGCACCGAACGAGGAGTACGACCGCAAGATCGGCGGCGTGCAGTTCGTCAGTGGTGAGGCGCAGACGGATAACGAGTGGCTTGCAAGCTGGTTCTCCGGCCGTGCGGGCTTTACCGTGGAAACCGTGACCGCCGAGGAGGAAACCGAGCCGACCGAGGACAAACCGAGGGGGAAGCGCAGAAATGACAAGGGAAACGCTGATGCTGCGGGCGCAAAGCCTGCTGCCGAACCTGCCGCAGGAAACGCTTGAGTTCGCGTGTGCGCTGGTGCTCGAGCAGATCTGCAACTACTGCAATCTGACCGAAGCGCCGGACGGCCTGACGAACACCGCAGCGCTTATGGTGCGCGGTCTGGTAAACAGCGTACAGCTCCAGAACGAGAATATGCAGCCCGCCGCAAAGGGCGTGTCCAGAGGGGATACGTCCTTTTCCTTTGCAACGGCGGCAGAGCAGCTGGCGGCACTGGCAGGCTCGGGTGACTTCCTCACCGACTACAAGGCGCAGCTGAACGCCTATCGAAAGATGAGGTGGTAGTATGCTCGGCAATCCGGAGCTGGAACGGGCGCTGCTGGAGCAGACCTATGACGGCGTGATGACCGTCACCGGAACAAGCAAACAGGAAGTGGGCGGCGAAACCGTTGTTACGCCGGACGCTGTGCTGCACGAGAATATCCCGTGTGCGCTGTCGTTTTCCGGCACACCGGACAGCAAAACGGACGCGAACAGCGGTCAGATCAGCTATCAGGCCACGATCTACTGTGCGCCTGATCTGGCTGTTCCGGCAGGCTGCCGCATTGCGGTTCAGCAGTACGGCGCGACCTATCGGCTGAAATACAGCGGCGAAAGCGCGGTCTATCCGACCCATCAGCAGCTTTCCGCCGTCCGAGAGGAGCGAGCGTAATGGCAAGCTGGGGAAGCTGTGATTTTCACGAGCTGCGCGACTTAAACGAACGCATTAAGGCCGCTGCCAGCGAACCGGAGATGGACGCTTTCTACACCGGCCTGCTCGATGAGATGATGAACGGTCTGGTTGACGATGTGAAATACCGCACGCCGGTCGATTCCGGCCATCTGCGGCGCAACTGGTTCATCAGCAAGGCAAAACGCAGCGGAAAGCACTACCGCGCGGAAATCTACAACAACATTGAGTATGCACCATATGTGGAGAACGGCCACCGGCAGGAGGTCGGACGGTATGTTCCGGCCATCGGCAAACGTCTGGTTCGCAGTTTCGTTGAAGGAAAGCACATGCTGCGCGAGGGTCTGTTCGACCTTCAGCGTGATGCACCCGACTTTATCAAGACCAAAAGCGAGGAATTTCTCAGCCGCATGATGGAGGGCAAATGATTAACGTAGTACAGGAAATCGTCGATAAGCTGCGCACGGTCTACCCATCGGCGCAGTACGACATTTACACCGAGCGTATCGAGCAGGGATTCTCTGCGCCGTGCTTCTCCATTCGGCAGCTTCGTGCGGACGTCACGCCGTACCCGTCCGGCCTGCATGAGATCGTGCAGCACATGGACGTGCGGTTCTTCCCGTCGGACGGCCGTTCGCAGGAGCAGTGCCGGGAAATCGCACAGACACTCACGCTGCTGCTGCGGCGCACGGAGAGCCTGCGCGGGAGCAATCTCTCGTGGGAAATTACAGACGAGGTGCTGCATTTCTTCGCGGACTACCGGCAGTTTGTCCGGGAAGTCCCGGAAGATATTCCGATGGAGAATTTGCAGACAACCGTAGGAACGGAGAACGAAAATGGCAGTTAAACGCAAAACCGAGGCAGGAGCACCGGCGTTCACCGGCGCACAGCTCCTGACCTTCGACAGATACCGCGAGCGGCGCGACCTGCTGGGTGTGCTGCTCGACAAGGATCAGCGCTACACCTTTTCCGAGGTGGATGCGCTCATCGACAACTTTATGAAAGGCAAGGTGAATTAAATGGCTTTAGGCGGCGGTATGTATACCGTACAGAACAAGGTTCTGCCCGGTGCGTACATCAACTTTGTGTCGGCGGCGCGTGCGTCTGCGACCCTGGGCGACCGCGGCACGGCGGCTTTCCCGCTGTCCCTCGACTGGGGACCGGAGAACGAGGTCGTGACCATCGAGAACAGCGAGTTCCAGAAGGGCTCACTTGCGCTGACCGGCTACGCCTACACGGCGGACGAGCTGCGTCCGCTGCGCGAGATCTTCGCAAATGCCAAGACGCTGCACCTGTTCCGTCTGAACAGCGGCGGTGCAAAGGCAGCCTGCAAGTACGCAGAGGCGAAGTATCCGGGCAAGATCGGCAACGAACTGAAGATCGTCATTCAGCAGAACGAGGGCTTCACGGTATCGACGAACGAGGTCTACGACGTTTCGACCTATATCGGCACGACCCTTGTGGACACGCAGAAGGCAGTTAAGGCAGTTGCAGACCTTTCCGACAACGACTATCTGCACTGGAAGGGCAGCGAGGCGCTGACCGAGAACGCGGGCCTGCTGCTCACCGGAGGCACGACCGGCGCGGTGCAGGATGCAGCTTACCAGACGTTCCTCGACAAGATCGAGCCGTACAGCTTCAACGCGGTCGGCTGCGACACGAAGAACAGCACGGTCAAGGGTCTGTTCGCCAACTGGACGTGCCGCCTGCGTGATGAGCAGGGCGTGAAGTTCCAGTGCGTGCTGCATGGCTATCCTGCGGCAGACTATGAGGGCGTGATTTCCGTCAAGAACGGTCTGGTCGGTGCATCTGATGACCCGTCGGCTGTCTACTGGACGACCGGCGCGGAATCTGCGTGCGCGGTCAACCGCTCGATGACCAACTCGACCTACACCGGCGAGTACGACATCGACACGAACTACACCCAGACCCAGCTTGAAAAGGCGATCAAGGCCGGTGAGTTCACGTTCCACCGTGTCGGTGACCAGACGCGCGTGCTGACCGACATCAACACCTTTGTGTCCGTCACGGACGAAAAGAGCGCGGATTTCTCGTCCAATCAGGTCATGCGCGTGCTCGACCAGATTGCGAATGACATTGCATCGCTGTTCAACTCGAAGTACCTCGGCAAGGTGCAGAACGACGCCTCCGGCCGCGTGAGCCTGTGGAGCGACATTGTAGCGCACCACACCCAGCTCCAGACCATCCGCGCCATTGAGAACTTTGACAGCAGCAGCGTCACCGTGTCGCAGGGCGACATGAAGAAGTCGGTTGCGGTCGAGGACCATGTACAGCCGGTTTCCGCGATGGAACAGCTTTACATGAAGGTAATCGTTGAATAAAGGAGGGAAAAGTCATGCTGAACGCTCCTGTTATGGAAGCAAATGATGCGGTATCCGGCTCGATGGCCGAGTGCTACGTCACCATTGACGGCAACCGCTACAATATGATGCAGCTGTACAGCTTTGAATCGTCCGCGAAGGTCAATTCGCAGGACGTGAAAATCCTCGGCCGTACCGGCATCGGTAAGAAGCCGACCGGCTGGTCCGGTTCGTGGAAGGGCACGGCGCACTTTAACCAGAGCGTGTTCCGCCGCTGGTTCCTGACCTACTGCAAGACCGGCAAGATGACGCCGTTTGAGATTCAGGTGTCCAACGAGGACCCGTCCTCGTCCGCCGGCCGTCAGACCATCACGCACACCGGCTGCCTGATCGACAGCTCGATTCTGGCGAAGTTCGACGCAGGCGACAGTCTGCTTGACGAGGAGCTTTCCGGTACGTTCGACGGCTGGGATATGCCCGAGGAGTTTACCGAACTGTCCGGTATGGAATAAGGAGGAATTTGTACAATGGGTAATCTTACCGCATTTCTGGCGCAGAACGCCAAGCAGGTTGAAAACGTGAAGCTGGTCGTATCCGACCGCTTCACCGATGAGGACGGCAAGCCGCTCGAGTGGGAGGTGCGCTGCATTTCCTCGCGCGAGGACGAAACACTGCGCCGCGACTGCCAGTATCGCGTACAGGTGCCGGGCAAGCGCGGCAGCTTCCGTCAGGAATTCGACAACGTGCTGTACCTTGCCAAGCTGGCAGCCGCCTGCACGGTTTATCCGAACCTCAACGATGCAGAACTGCAGGACAGCTACGGCGTGAAATGCGCCGAGGAGCTGATCTCGGCCATGCTGACGCCGGGTGAGTATACGAACTACACGGAAAAGCTGTTTGACATCTGCGGCTTCGGTGACAAGCTCGATCTGGTGGAACAGGCAAAAAACTGATTCGGGACGGTGAGGGCTCTGATGATTATGAAGCGTATGCAGCGCATTACTGCCTGCAAAAGCTCCATATCCTGCCGTCCGAATATTTAAGTCTGCCAAAGGAAGAACGGGCATTTATCTGGGCGTCCTGTGTCGTGCACAACGAGGACGAAAAGGCCGCTCTGGATAAAGCAAAACGAGGGAGGTGAGTTCTATGGCACTGTCCAATACCGTTCAGCTGCGCGACGGTATGAGTAATGTACTCAGCCGTATCGCGTCCAGCCTGAGTGCGGTCAACGACCGGTTTGAGCGTATGCAAAGCCTGACCGAACAGGCTGCACCGACCGGTCTGTATTCACAATTTAACAGCGAATTGACGGGCGTGCGTGAAGAAC